GACCGTCGCCTGCGCCATGTCGGCGAGCTTCGTGTTGTCCACGACGTTCGGCTGGATCGTCGTCGTGTTGTTGTTCTGCAGCGCGACGACGTCGCCGCTCAGCGCCTCGCGGACGAACGTCTTCCCCGTGCTCTCGTAAACGATGCTGGGGCTCGCCAGCGAGCCCAAATCCGTATAGCTCGGGCGCGCCGTCGCCCCCGAGATGTTGCCGAGAAACCGGTTGTCGCTCATCTGCGGCATGTCGACGAGCGTCCAGGGCCGCCACTGGATGCCGAGGCGCGTGCTCGCCACGCGCAGGAACACGCTCTCGCCCGTGAACGTCCCCGTGCCCGGCACGTCGATGCCGGCAACGTGGGTGCCGAGCACGCCCGCGCGCCCGAGCACCGACAGGTCATTGAGCGCGATCGCCGTCGGCGCTGCCGTGCTGCTCGTGGGGTTGCCGAGGACGCTCTCGGCCGCAATCGGCGTGAGCGACCCCGCCGGCACGGTCGTCCCCGTGCTCGCGACGCCCGGGATGAAGCTCATGACCAGGCCGCCGCCGCTCACGAACGGATCGTCGTGGCTCGACTCGATGAGCGTCACCCCGAGGTCCCAATAGGTCCCCTGATCCACCATGGTGTTCAGGTCGAACCGGAGGAAGCGGGCGGGGTTGACGGCGTCGCCGAGCGTCACGACGCCAAGCGGCGTCGTCGAGCCGCCCGCCATCACCTCGAGCCACGGGCGCGCGTCGCCGAGCCGCGCGTTCGTCTCGCTCACCCGGATCGTGGTCGCCGTCGCCTGGGGGCTCGCGTCGAGCCGAATGAACCCGGCGGTGGGGTCCGCGTTCGTGGTGTCGGTCGAAAAATAATACTGAAGCGGGTTCGCGCTCGGGGCGTTGTCCGCGACGGGTAGGTAAATGTCGTTGACCGCGTCGCGCGTCGCGCGCAGCGCCGGCACCATCTCGCGATTGATGTAGTCGAGGAGATTCGGCAGCGTCGGAGAGCCGCGGAACGGGCGAATCGCCCGCTGAATGCCGGTGCGCTGGTTCTGGTATCCGGCGACGCGCTGCGCCTCGGTCAGCTGCCGATCGTCACATGCCATCAGTAAACCTCGGTCGCACTCACCCCCGAATGCCGAACGAACTGCGTATCTTGCTGCGCCTGATAGACCGTGCCCGTACCGACCCAGAACCCCGTGTGGCGCTCGGGCTTACGCGACACCCACGCGAGCGCGTAGGCGCCGGTCGCGCTCTTCGTGATGGGGTTTGCGCCAACCGGGTAGTGCGTCCCCGCCACCGGGGAGGCGTTGTACGTCCACGACAGCTCGGTCCCGTCCACTCCCTCGCGGAGGAAGAATTGCACGGTCGTCGGGTCCGTTGCCGTGCCCGACGAGTTTTCGAACAGCACCGAATAGGTCAGCGTGTCGCCAATTGACGCCATCGTTCACGCGAGCGTGATGCTCGCCTCCAGGCTGAGGACACCGGTCGCGCCCATGCGAATCACGAACGAGTTGAGCCGTTGCGTCGTCGCCGCCGTGACCGTCGTACTCGGCGTGACGAGGTCGCCGCCGCCGCCGACCGCGCTCACCGTGCCGCTCAGCGCGGTGGCGGAGCTCTGGTTGACGATCACGAACCGGTTGGCGTGCCCCGCGACCGCGGTCCCGGTATTCGACACGGGCGCGCCGAGCGTCGAGCTGAGCGTGAGCGAGTCGTTGATGCCGGAGCCGAACGGCGTCCCCGTGCTCACGACGCCGAGATTCCACACGACGAGCGCCGTGTCGCCCTGGTAGAGCGTCAGCGTCGCCTGCCCCGAGCCCGAGATCATGAATGTCTCGATCCCGTCGAGCATCGAGGCGCGCAGCGCCGTAGCGATCGTAATCATCCGTCCACCATGAGCGCGCCCGTCGGCGCCTTGCTCGTCGCCTTCCAATGATTGAGGGCGAGGTTCACCTGGAAGACGGTCGGCACCTCTCCGGCGTTCGTGTACTGAAAGCGGATATCGCGGTACATGCCGACATACACCTCGTCCTCCGTCGTGAGTGGCGTCGCCGTCACGGCGTCGCTAATCGCCTTCGAATAGAAGGTGCGCCAGGTCGTCCCCTTGTCGTCGCTGAACGCGCCAACGAGCGTGCCGCTCGCGCCGTCTGCGGCCGAGGCGAGCGTGACGGAGTATTGAAACCACTGCTGCCCGAGCAGGTGGAAGCTGCCGCCCGGCGGGAACGCCGTGACAGAGTTGAAGAGCGTGACGGTGCCGGTGATGGTCGGCGTGCCGCCTGCGTACGTGATGATGGTTTGCCCGTTCATTCGTCAGTCTCCTTGCGGCGAACCTTTTTCTCGGTGTCCCGCACTCGGCGCTTCTTCTTGGCGGTCGCGGTGTGCCCCTCGGCACGCTGCCGCTTCGTCGCGGCGGCGTAAGATTTCTTCCCCTCGCTCTCGCGCTGTTCGCGGCGCGCCTCCGCGGCCCGGTCGCTCGTCTCGATGCCAGCGAGCCGCCCCGTGTCACCCCGGCGGATGCCCTTCGATTTCTGGATGCCGCGATACAGGGGATATCCGACGCGCAGATTCGTCTGATCGAACGCGCTCGTTGGCGACCACGGCGCCCGCACCTTACCGAGCTCGCCCTGGCTGATGCGGGTGTTGAGCCGTTCGAGCGGGTCGAGCGTGCGCGCGTTCTTGAGCGTCTCGGCGACGCCTGCGCGCTCGGCCATCGCTTTGACCGCGGCGAGGTCTTTGCTCTGCCCGGTGCGCACCTTGCTCACTCGCTCGATGGCGCGGTACGTCCCGTCGGGTCTGCCCACCGGGGCGACGCGGCGCACGGTGTCTTTGGCGGCGTCGATGGCCTTCTCGTGCGCGGCCTGCAGCGCCGACCACCCGCCGGGCTTGCCGTCGAGCGGGCGCGCGTCGCGGTCGCGAAGCGCCGCGTGGTGGAGCTGTTTCAGGTCCCGGTCGTTCTGGCTCTCGGCACTCTTCTTCCGGAGCATCCGGATCGCCGTCTCGTGGTGCTGCGCGTCGTAGCGCCGGGGCGTCACCCAGATCTCTCGCCCCTTGAGCGAGGTGGCGATCTGCTCGCCGCCGGCCTCGATGTCCGCCGGGTCGAGCTCGCGGGCCCCGCCCTTGTTGGCGGGCGCGGCCGACGGTCGCCCCTGAGCCTTGCCGGTGCGCACGGCGCGCAGGGCCTGGCGCTTCCACATCGGGTCGAGAAACGCCTGCGCCTCCTCCGGCGACAGCCGAATCGCGCCCTTGCTCTCGGTCGTGCTCACGGCCTGGATGTTGGAGTTGAAGACGCCCTTGACCGGGTTGTGCGCGTTGGGGACGCCGACGCTGCGCGCCGCCTTGCCGGGCTTGTCGCTCGTCATGCGCTGCCGAAGCAGGTCGAGCGACGTGTTCGTGAGGTTCTCCGCCGGCAGCTTGAGCTGCCCCTCGCGGCTCTTGTACACGGCCGCGTTCTCACTCTTGACCTGGAGCTTCACCTCTTGGTCCCGGGCCTGGGTCGCTTCCCGGATGGGCTTCTCCATCCGCTCGGCGAGCACGTCGAGGGGCTTCACCCCGCGCTGCGCCGCCTCCTCGGTCGCCTGCTTGACGGCCTGGTTGGGCACGAACCCTCGCCCGAATTGCGATTCGACCCCGAGCTCCTCGAGCTGGCGGGGCAGGCCCTGGTAGCGCCGCCCCTCGCGCACCGTGTTCGCGGCGAGGTTCGCCCCGCCCTGCAGCGCCGCGACCGGCGCCGTAGCGAGCGCGCCCTACTTGGCGGCGTCGAGCACCCGGCGCGACGCGCCCGAGACGGTCGAGCCCGTGTCTCCCGTGGTCGCGAGCTCGACGCCCGCCTTGACCGCCTCGTTGCCGAGCTGGTGGGCGCCCGCGGCGACCGCGCCCTGGGCCGTCGTGCGCGCCGCGCCGAGCATCGAAGCGCCGACCCCGCCCGGGACGGCCGTAGGCGTCTTGCTCGTTACCCACTCCCACAGGCTGTTTGCGGGGTTCCAATGGCTGAGCGCCTCGAGGCCACGGCCCGCCGCCGCCTCCACGCCTTCTGCTGCGGCCTTGGCAGCGGGCGCGAGCGCGCCCACCACCTTGGCGCCGCCCTTGGCGAGGAGCTTGCCGCCCGCCTCGACGGCGCCCGGCACGGCGCCCACGACCTGGCCCGCCTTGACCGCGACGGGATGCTCTTCCCGAATCGCGTCCATGTCGTCGGCGTAATCGTCCGAGCCGATGCCCCCGACCATCTCGTCGTTGCCGCCGCCCATGGGCTTGGCGCCGGGGATGGCGGTCGGCCGCGGCGGGTAGTTCTTCGCGTTCTCGGCCTTCTTCTGCTTCGTGTACTCGTCGTCGTCGAACGCGCCCGAGCGCGCCACTTGGGAGGCGAGCCCGAAGTTGGCGAGCTCGTCGACCCCCATCACGTACGCGGTCGCCGTCTCGGCCGCCGGCATGGCGCCCGCCTTGAGCTTGGTTCCGAGCGTGTCGAGCACCCCCGACGCGCCGCCGCTCTGCATCCACGGCGCCTTGCTGTAGCGGTACGGGGTCTTGCCCGCCTTGACTCCGGCGTCGGCGACCTGGCGCCACATATAATCGTTGTAGGCCTGATGGATCGAGTCGCCCGACTGGATGTTCATGACCGCGTCGGGCGTGAGCGGCATGTCGTAACCGAGCGCCTTGAGGATCTGCGGATCCTCCATGATCTTCTGGCGCACGGTCTGCGCGGGCGCGTCGTAGACGACCACGAGCCCGTTCGGGTTACTGAGCTCGCCCCGGATCCATTCGTCCTTCGCGGCCTGGTCGCCCTGCGGGTGCGTCGTCGAGGGCTGGATACTGAGCACCTGGGGCTGCACCGGCAGACTCGGGTCGAGCTTGCGCTTGACGTCGTTCGCGAGTGAGTCGGCCGTGACCTGGGGGCCCTGGCTGATGACCTGCAGCTGGTCGCCCTCGGGGCGCGGCTGCCCGGCGCCGACGCCCTTGGCGAGGAACTGGTTCTCGAATTCCGTGACCGCGGCGAGCGCCTTCTCGCGCACCTCCGGCGACAGCTCGGCGCCCTGTTCCGCCAGGCGCTTTTTGACCCGTTCGTACTGCTGGGCGCTAATCGTCATTGCTCCCCCAAATCGCGCAGCATGTCGTCATCGGCCGTGCTCGCGCCCTTACGCTTGGCTTCGCGCTCTTTCTGCAGCTTGAGCGCTGGGCTATCTGGGGCCTTCTTGGCGGCGGGCTTCTTCTCCCCTCCGCGGTAAAACGCCTTAATCGAGCCGACCGTGATCTCGCCGCCGTCGGCCGGGATCCACCCCGGGTTCTGCTGGCGAACCTTGTCGCCCCGCTTCGTGCCCGAGCGATACTGCTTAATCTCCGTGTCGTCGGGGCGCCCGACGTACGCCGGGGCGGCGTTGGCGATCGCGTAATCATCGCGCGTGCTCTTCGCGTCGAGCCCGAGCGCCTTGAAGCGCCGGATGCCGAGCTCGATCTGCTTCTTCGCGGGCAGCGCCCGATACTCGGCGGCGTTCTTCAGGCCGTACGCTTTCGCCGTCTCGTCCGTGAATTGGAAGATGCCGCTCGCGCTCGACCCCATGCGGTTGACCGCCGAGGGGTCGCCGCCGCTCTCGGTGCTCACGAGCGGGCGGAGCTGCTTGACGTCGAGCCCCGCTGCCTTGGCCTGCCGGGCGAGCTCGCGGTCGACGTCGTCCGGGTCAGCGTCGGGCTCGGCGTCGTTCGGCTCTCCCGCGTCGTCCATGTCCGCGTCGGGCTCCGCCTCCGCCGGGTCGGCTTCCTCGTCCACGTCGGTCGGGTCGTACTGCGCGCCGCCCTGCGTCTCGGGGTCGATGCCTTTGTCCTCGAGCCAGGCGTCGCGGTACTTCTTCGGCACGTTGCGCGCCGCGTAGGCGCGCAGGCCTCGCGCCGTGTCGGGGTCTTGCGTCGTGCTCGCGCTCTCCTCGATCGCGTCGAGGAAGTCGTAAACGAGGTTGTCGTCCTTGGCGACCCGATCGTTGATGATGCTGAGCAAGTCCTCCTTTCGGAGGTCGGAGAACCCGCCCTTGATGATGTTCGTGACGCGGTCGACGATCTGATCGACCGTGCTCATCGCGTCGAGGCCGAGCGCGACCGCGAGGTCCTTGTTCGACTGGGCGCCCTTGCTCCCGAGCATGTTGGGCAGCTCGAACGCGATTGCGAGGTCGTTGCCGGGGCGGTCGTCGGTGAGGACCTGGACGATGCTCGCCGCCGCCTTGCTCCGGGTAAACACGCCCGAGATGTCCTGATTGTCGAACGTCTCCTTGGCGTACGCCTCGCCGTCCTTGGCGAGGAGCGCGACGTCCTTGCGCGTGAGCGGCTTGGGCTCGCGCGCGGCCTGCTGCTTGGCGGCTTCCTGCTCGTCCTGAAACTGCTGGTTCATGGCCGCGTCGGGCCCGGCGCGCAGGCTCTTGGCGAGCTCGAGCCCCTTCGTCGCGGGCAGCCCCATCGCCGCCGCCGCCGCGTTCGTCTCCCCGACGCTCTCCTGCATGCGGTCGGGGTAGGCGCGCTGCAGCGCGCCGAGCGCAGGGTCGAGCCGGCGCCGGATGCTCTCTTGCTGGGCGCCGAAGTCGATGACGTTCTTGGGGACGCCGCCCATGATGTCGGGCGCGTCGGGCCCGCGCGTGGGCAGCTTGTCGCCGGGGGTGCCGTAGGTGGCCGCCACCCGATCGGCGACGGATTGCCCGCTCGCGTCGAGCTGGTCGCTGCCCGAGATGCCGCCCTCGTCGAGCGTCCCCCGGTCGAGCCCCGGGTAGCCGAGCGCCCCGAGCCGATCGAGCGATTGCGCCGCCGACTCCCCCGCCGGTGGCGCGCCGTACGCCTCCTCCATCGAGCCGTAGGCGCCGGCCGGCGCCTCTTCCCCGTAGGGCGAGGCCTGGGCCATGCGCTGCGCTTCCTGCTGCTGCGCCTCCGGCCCGTTCCAATCGATTTGGAAGCTCGGCAGCCCGTACTCGTCCTCGCCGAGATAGTCCATGTTCATGCCCGCCGCCTGCATGGCGGGCACGAGCCCGTGAATGCCCTCGACGTCGCCCGCGTCGCGGTACTTCTGAAACTCGCCCATCAGGGCGCGCTTCTGCGCTTCCTGCTGGGCTGCCGCCTCCGCCGCCGCCTTCTCGCGCTGCTGCTGCAGCTGCATCTCTTGGCGACGCGCCGCCCCCGCCTCCTCCATCCGGCGGAGCTCCTCGTCGACCTGATTGCGGCGCTTCGTCTCGGCAAACTGCTCTTGCATCAGCTTGAGCTTGTCGAGGCCGTACGGGTCATCGCCCCCGCCGAAGTCGATGGGGCGAATCGGGCTGAGCTGAAGCAGCGTGCTCGCGGCGTTAATCGGCATGGAACCTCACTTCGTGGTCGGCTGCTTGCGGACGGCTTGCACGGCAGAGCCGAGGTCGGCGCGGATGCGGTCGATCTCCTGCTGTTCGAGGCCAGCCGCCTGCAGGCTCGGGGCGAGCGTCGCTTGGAAATAGTTGTCGAAGTCCTGCGAGCCGCTCGACGCGAAGTCGCTGAACGCCTTGCTGAGCATGTTTTGCATGTCCGACGACAGGTTACGAACCGAGTCGAGCTTGGCGATCTGCCGCGCCTGGCGCTGCGCCTCCGCCCCTTGCGCCGTGTTGTTGAAGGCGTTGAGCCGCGCCAGATCCTGGTTCGACATTTGCGCCGCGATGTCGGAGGCCTGCCGGTTGCGATCGAGCCCGAGGCTTGCGGCTTGCTGCGCCGCACTCATGCTCTGCGTGTAGTCGGCGCGCTTGCTGTCGTCGCCGCGGAACGCCATGTCGGCGCCCGTCGAGAGGCGGTCGAGCGCGGTCCGGTCCGCGGCGTTCATGGCGTTGGTTGTCGCCGTGTACCGGTTCGTCTCCGCATTGTCGGCGGCGGAGGCGATGTTGCCGAACGCATTGAGGCCGCTGACGCGCGCGTTCTGCGCCGCCGTCGCCTGGCTGTCGGCGCTGTTCGCCAGGTCGCCGAGCAGGCGGTTGCGGTCGAGCTCGGTTCCGGCGAGCTGGTTATTGATGTTGGCGTACGTCTGCGCGCCCTCGAGGTTCGCCCGGAATGCATCCGTCGCCGACAGGTCGGCGTTGCGGCTCATGTTGCCGAGCAGCTCGTTGCGGCCGAGCTCGAGGTTGCCCTGCATGTTGTTCACGTTCGCGAACGTGTCGACGCCGCGCAGGTTCGAGTTGAACGCATCGAGCGCGGTCTGGTCGGCGGAGCGGGCCTGGTTACCGAGCATCGTCTGCTGGTTGAGCGTCTGGTTGCCGGCCATGTTCGCGAGGTTGCCGTACGTTTCGAGGCCCGACAGGTTCGCCCCGAATGCGGCGAGGCTCGACAGGTCGCCCATGCGCGCCTGCTCGCCGAGCAGCTGCTGCCGCGCGCGCTGTTCTTGCGCCCGTTGCATCTCGGCATCAAACGAGCGGTTGGCGCGCTGCGCGTTCAAGTCGGCGATGATGTTGCCGACCCCGCTCAGCGCCTCGCTCGACCCGTACACGCCGCGCCCGGCGCTCTGCCGGTTGTAGTCTTGGGTGCCGAGCTGGATGGCCCGGTCGTAGAACGGATCGAAGTTGGCGATCGGCAGGTCGCCAAACGCCTGCTGGGTCTGCGCGTACTGCCCAGCGGCGAGGTTCGGATCGTTGTACTGCCCCATCGAGCCGTAGGAGCCTTTGACCTGGTCGTAAAACTGCTGCCCAGCGAGCGGCCCATACGAGGCGTTCTGCTGGTATTGGCTCATCGCCTGATTGCCGCCCTGGTACTGGCCGAGCTGGCCGTACATGCCCGCGAGCTGCCCGAGCCCCTGCTCGCCCTGCGTCCCGTTGGCGAGGCTCGCCGCGCTCTGGTTGTACTGACCGAGCGCGTTGTTCGCGCCGTTATAGGTGCCGTTCTGCGCGTAGCCGCTCGCAATCCCGGCGAGGCCCTGCTCGCCGCGACTGCCGTTGGCGAGGGATGCGGAGCTCTGGTTGTATTGGCCCTGAGTGTTCTGCCCGCCCTGGTAGTTGACGAACGAGCCGTAGTCCCCCATCGCCTGGTTGTAGAAGGCGGAGGCCGGGCCCTGAGCGCCGAAGTTCTGCGTTGCCTGGCGCGCGTACTGCTCGCCGGCGAACGGGTCCATGAACTGACCCTGGACCTGGTTCCAGTACTGCTCGCCGTAACCCGGGCCGTCGAGCGACCCGAGGTTTTGGTTCATGTACGCTTCGCCCGCGCTCGGGTTCTGCAGGTTGTTGTACTGCTGTTGCAGCATCCCCGCGCTCGGGTCTTCGAGCAGCCGGTTCTGCGTGTATTCGAACGCCTGTTCGCCGTACCCCGGATTCGTCAGGTTGTTGCCGGGGCTTTGCATGGGGCCAGAGCCCGACACGCCGCTGCCCGAGCCGCCGCTCGACGGGAAGGGGACGCCGCTCTCGCGGTAGTCCATCTGCCCGAAGGCGTCCGGGGTCTGCCCACCGCGCGTCTGCATCGGCGTCCCCGAGAGGCCCGACGAGTAGGGGCTCGGCATGGCCACCGGCGTTCGGCGCGCGAGCGCCGCCTGCTGGCGCGCCTGCTGGTCGAGCGCCTGCTGGATCTTGGCTTGCTCGGCGGGCGACTTGGGCAGCGCGCTGACCGACGGCGAGCCGCGCACGGGCGCGGCCGCCGGCACGCTATCGTCTTGCCAGACCTGGTAACCGGTGAGCGGATCGACTTGCCAGCCCATTAGTAACGCCGTCCTTGCTGCGGCATCGGGAGCGAGATCGGCTGCGGCTGTTGGGGCAGCGGGCGGAGCCCTTGCTGCAGCATCGCTTGGCGCTGCTGCTCCTGCTGCCGGCGGAGCACCTGATCTTTGCGCTCCTGATCGGTGCCCGTGCCCCACTGCTGTTGCGGCCGTGGGTCGGCGGCCATTTGCTGCATCTGCTGCGGGTTGAACGCCGCTTCGGGGCCGAACATCTGGGCCACGGCTTGGTTGTACGGGTTGAACGCCAACATCTGCTGGCCGAGCGCGTTCATGCGCATCTGCGCGTTGCGCTCGCGCTGCTTGGCGGTCTCCTCGGCGAGGCGCTTCTGCGTCTCGGCGAGCTGCTTGGTAGCGTCACCCTGGGCGCCGAGCAGCGGTCCGAGCAGCGGAACCTTGCTCATGGTGTCCTCGCCCACGACGGCGCTCAGACCCATGCCGATCGGTCCGAGCAGGCCGAGGCCTTTGGCGGAGAAGGGGTTGAAGCCCATTAGCTGTCCTCCAGCGTGGTGAAATGTTCGGTGACGCGAACGAGGTAGAGCTCCGCCTCGTCCGGGAATCGGAAACGCCACTGCCGGCGCCGATAGACGCCAAGCGAGCGGATGGTGACGACCGGGTTCATGTCTCCGTCGTCGACCGAGAGCTCGATAGGCACCGTCTCCCACTCGTCGGTGAGCGAGTCGCGGTAATCGAGGTAACAGACCACGTCGCGGCTGAGCGCCGCCGTGCGCTTGAACGTGAGGTGGACCGCCTGGCAGTGTTTGCGGTTGTCGGTGTCGCGGTCGAGAAAGCCGCTCTTGACGTAGGCGACGATGGGCGCGCCGAGGTCGGTGGTGAAGTCGAACGAGAGCAGCCGCACCGTGCCGTCATCGAGCCCGACGACGTTCAGCCCGCCGTCGGAGCGCAGGTGATGGCTGCACACCGGGAACAGCGAGAAGTCGTCCGTGGTCGAGCTATGCAGCGCCCACCGGCCCCAGCCGATGCCGGGCTGCAGGACGAGCGTCTCCTGGTCCGTCTCGAACCGGAAGACGATCGCCTCGAGGAACCCGTCGCTGACCCGATAGGCGTAGCAGTCAGACGGCGTCGTGAGCTCGTCGAGCGTGCGCTGGATGGGCTCGCCGATGTCCTGCACCTCGCGGCCGTCGCTGATGACGATGCGCGTCAGGTGATCGAGCCAAGCGAACTTCTCGTCGAGCTTGACCGGCGAATACGGCGCGAGACACCCCACCTCTTTCGTGATGCTCGGCGCGAACGTCACGGAGGTGTCGGGCGCGAACAGCTGCAGGCTCGTCCGCCCAAACAGATAGAGGTCGTTCGTATTCTCGGCGATCGCCACGATGCTGTCTGCGCGCGCCTCCGCGGTGAAGAAGCCGGCAGCGCCCGGGCTCGGCGTCCACGTCTCGTGCCCGGTCGTGTCGGTGATGCCCTGGGTGATGTCCGAGTACCGGACCTTGGTTTGATCGAGCTGGGTGTCGTTGGCGAGGATGCGCGAGCTGTTCGGAATGACGTGGGAGGCGAGCGGAGGGCAGCCCCCGAGAAACGCCATCTCGTGGTAGTCGGGATTCGGGTTCGTGAAATTCGGCGCGCTGAACGTCTCCGGCCGAATGTCAATCTTGCCAATCTCGGCGCCCCCGGCGATCACGAGGAGTGCCTCTGTTTCGGCGAACGTTGGCCGGGGGAATCGCGTCGTTGCGATGGCTGCAGGCGTGGCCAGACGATCCTCGTCCGCCGTCCCCGTCCCTACGAGCGTGGCGCTGCCGCCTGCGATTCGGTAAACGTTCCGGCCGCGATTGTGCCCTCCACCCGAGGCGTTTACGGTGGCGCCTACCGCGTACAGCACGCCGGGGTGCGTCCCCGAGACAGTGGCTGTGCCCGTGGTGTGGGCTACTCGCTCTTCCGTGAGGTACAGCCCGAGCACCCCCGCCGCGTCGATTGAAGTATCGGGAGCGACACCCGTGTAGGCGCCAATGCCGGGTCGCTTTCGGAGGACGCCTCGGCTGTCGAGGACGACGTTGTAAGCCTCGGGCGAGGCCCCGCTGAGCTCCTCGCTGCTCGTCTCGAGGAGCGGCGCGAAAGGGATCGGTTGGACGGCAGTGGACACGTTACGAGCCCCCGGTTCTGGAGGCACGATCCACAGCGGTCAGTCCAAAAGCCCGCCATCGCATCACGGGCTCCACTGGGTGGAATACGCGAGCATCGCCTGCGTGCTCGTGTTCTCCATCGAGTAACGGATACACGCCTTCTTCTTCGTCTCGGCCATCGCGGCGAGGAAGCTCACCTTGTCGCTCGGCATGCTCGAATCGATCGCGAAATACCAAGCGAGCAGCCACACGATCGCGTCGAACCAGAAGCGTTCGAGGTCTGGCTGATTGCGGCCGTCGGCGTTCGACCCGAGCAAGCGAACGGTCTTCATCCGCATCGTCCCGGCCTCGCTCGGCACGGGCCAGAACTTCAGCTGAACGGTCGCGCCCTGCCGAAACGCGGCGTACATCGTCGGCCGCGTCGAGCTCGACCCCTTGGTCGTGATGAGCTGCCAGGTCGTGACGTCGACCTGTTTGCAGACGAGCTCGCCAGTCGTGTTTTTCGTGTCGTGGTTCTCGCTCGGCACGAACATCGCGTCCTCGAACACATCGAGGATGGTGTCGGGCAGCGTGTACGCGCTCTCGCCCCCGAGGATCGGCAGGTCGTAAAACTGCGTGGTGCGCGCCATGAAGCCCTCGACGGCCAGGGCGTCGACGATGAGATCGAGCAGCTGCCGGCCGTGCTCGAGGCGCGCCGTCATGTTCGCGCCGGACAGGCGCGCCTCGACCGGCACGATCCCGGCGCGCTTGAGCGCGAGCAGGATCAAGGTGTTGATGCTGACCGGAGCGGAGGGCGCGGACGCAATCGCCATCAGAACTGCCTATCGCCGGTGTTGCCGGTGCTGCCCCAGGAGGTGGAGTAGTAGACGTCGGCCGCGGTCGTGCGCCGCACCGGGCCGACGTAGCTCGACGACGAGCTCGGGTTTCCGTCGCTGTCGACGTCGGGTCGAGCCCCGTCGGCAGGGGTGACGAGGCTCGCCTTGCTGGCGAGCGCCGCCGCCCGAGCCGCCGTGATCTCGCTCAGCGTGAGCGCGTCGCGCCCGGCGCGATCGTTCTCACAACGAAGCAGTCCGTCTCGTCCACGGGTCAGGGCCGAGCGTAACCACATGACGCCGCACACGTCGCATTGCGACAGGTGCTCGCCCTTGCGGTCGACGTTGCGCGGTACGCTTCGGCCCATACTCCCATCACGCGCCCGTAACCAAGAGGCTCGCGGCCGCCGTCTCTTCGCCGCCGTAGTTCTCGTGGTTGCCCACCGTGGTGATGGTGGCCGCCCCGAGGACGATGACGCCAGCGCCGCCCGTCGAGGTAACCGCCGTCTTGAAGAAGTTGCCCGCGTAGTGCCCCGAGATGCCGCTCGTGTTCGCCGTCGAGGAGAACCCGCCGCCGCTCGTCGCCTGCGCCTGGCGGGCGATGTTGTTGAGCACGAGGAAATTCGTGCTCGCCGCGCCCGTGATGGCAATCATCGTCGCGGTCGAATCCGCCACGATGTTGTTGCCGACGATCGAGCACGTCGCCGCGCCGGTGACCGCGATCGGAGAGTTGGCGCCGAGGGCGAACCCGCCGAAGTTCAGGAAGTTGCCCGCGAGGGTGCAGCCCGCTCCGGTGATCACGATCGATGCCGTGGCCGCCGCGACGCCGCCCACGATGTTGAACCCCGCGAGCGTGACGTTCGCGACGTTCAGCGCGATGCTGGCGCCCGTGTGGGTCAGGTTGATGGTCGGCGCGTTCGTCGACCCCGGCACGCCGCAGCCGAGGATCTGCGCCCCGGCAACGAGGTTGGCCCAGACCGCGCCCGTGGTCGAGTACGTCTCGGTGTGACCCGGCAGAACGTACACGATGTCATTCTGCCCGCTACGGCAGCGCTTCAGGCCCTCGTTGATGGTCGCGACCAGCAGTCCCGAGGCAGCGAAATGATCCTCGCCGTCCTGAGCGCCCGTGCTCCGGACGTACGCCGCGACGCGCCCGCCGGGCTTGACGAGCGTGCCCCAGGGGGCACCGACGGCGGGGTAGTTCGAGAGGAACGGGGCGGCGTTGCCGAGGAAGTTGCCGGCAAAGTTGGGTACGGTGCTCATTAGCAGCCCTTGCCCTTCTTCACCGGCGGCATCGGCGCCGGCTTCGGCTTTGGCTTGGTTTTGGCCATGGTCACCTCACGCATTGCTGAACAGGATGCAGCGGGGGTTGACCCAGCCGCGCGTCCACCGCGCCGTAATGGCGTAGTTCATCATCGTCTTGTCCTCGGTCACCCACGTGTTCGATTTGGGCTTGCGCCGCCAGAACCACATCAGGCCGAGGTCGGCGTCCGTGATGAGTGCCCAGTTCGTGGTCGTGTTCGTCCAGTACTTGACCGGCACGCCCTGAATGCTGAGATCACGGTTGATGACGTTGATCGCGTTGAACGCGCCCGGGGTCGGGTCGTTCGAGCTGCCGAGCACCTCGCGCCAGACGCCCCACTGCTGCACGGGGTAAACGGCCTTCTTCGCTTCCACGCCGTCGATGAGGCCGTCGTGCCCAACCTGCTGCATGAGCTGAGCGTTGGCGATGACGAGCGCCGCCTTGCTCGGGCTCATGGCGGTGGCGAGCATGTTCGAATACGTGCCGCCACCGGGCAGCACGTGCGAGGTCGACGCGAGCGGCTGCCCGTCGCCGCCCACGAACGAGCTGCTCGTGGCGCGCACGAGAATCAGCGTCGCGTCGAAGTCGGCAAGCTTCCACAGCGACCGGCTGTTGCGCTTGGCCGCCATGATGACCTTGTCGTACTTCATGTCTTCGAGAGCCTCGTCGCTCACGATCATGCGCTGGCCGTAGGTGCGCGCATTGAACCGGGTGAGCGGGCCCTCGTAGATCGTCCCGACGGGGATACTCTCGCCTTCGGGCTTTTCACCCGCGAGGCCCGAGCCTGCGATCTCGTAGAACTCGACATAGTTGTCGGCCATGCTCTTGACGGTCATCCACTTGGTGAAAACCGCTTTCGAGCCGTCCGATCCGCTGTCGTCGGTGTCGATGTCCTCGAGCGTCTGCTTGAGCGCGAGGGCCGCTGTGCTGGTGAAAACTTCACTCATTGGTCATTCCTCACTCGACGTTCGCGCCGAAGATCGACGGGTCGCCTTGCTGCGGCATATCGAGCGCCGTGCACTGGACTTGGAACGTCACGTTGGTGCTGGCGAAGTCCATCGAGTCGCCCGCCTTGCCGAGCCCGAGCACCGCGAGCTGCAGCTGGTTGGCGCCGCCCGCGGCGAGATCCGCCACGTTGAGCAAGGGGTTCGCCTTGGGCTGACCGGTGCCGGTCGTCAGCACGCTATAGGCGATGCGCGCGGTCTGCCCGACGACGGCGAGACACGCGCTCTTGGTGCCGGCGCCGACGACGGCGTTGGCGTCGATCTCGAAAATGTTCCCCGCGGCGGGGATGACCGAGACGAGCGGGGCCGTGTCGCTGCCGATGCCGCCCGAGTAGGTGGTGCCGGTCGTGTAGAACGACCCGGGGCGCGGGAAGCCGCCGACGATGACGCGCGGGAAGCCGACGATGACGCCGAACACGAAGTCGTCCGAGTCGGTGTTCGCGCCCGAGCTGTCCTGCCCGGTCTGAACGAGATCGATCGTGCCGTCCTCGCGGAGCTTGACGGGGTCGCCGATGTTGAGGTTCACGCTCGTGCCGGCGCCGATCACGGTCGTCGGAGCCAAGCCCGTGACGAGCGGGAACGTGAAGATTTGCGGCGTATCGTTGCCGCTGATGCTGCGGACGAACCGCATCCCGTACCGGTGGGTATTTGCCAAGGTCGATCCTTATTCGTGAAGGGTCATGCCCCGGTCAGAACTGCCACTTGCGGCGGTCGTCCTGCTCGGTGCGTACGCTCGTGATTCCGCGGAAACTCCGCCGCTCCTCTGCTGAGAGCGGGTCGACTTCGCGGTTACGGATCGTGTCCTCGATCTCGGAGGCACGATCCCAGCCCTGTTTATCGAGCGCCGCTTTGCGCTCGACAGAGCACTCCATCAGCACCATGCCCATCGATTTGATGGGGTCCCCTTGGGCGAACTTGTTGTAGCCGAGCGTCGGCCGCGCCTCGTCCGGATCGAACTGCGCGATCTTGTAACCGAGGTGCTCGTAGTACCCGATGTTGATCGTCGGATCGTTGATCTCGGCGACCCAGACGTAGTGCTTGGTTGGGTCGGCTCCCTGCAGGTAGCCGCGATTGGCGAGCTGCTCTACCGGGCGCGGCGGAGGGTCCTCACGCTTGATGCCCTTGGGTTTGCTCGCCTGAGTCTGCTCGTCTGCCAACGCTGCGCCTGAGACCCACCGGGTTCAGGCGCGCCATGCGTGGGAAGCAGGGCCACCGACAAATTGGGTGCGCTCACTCCCCAAGGACACGCCCTAGGGAGCGAACGCAGCAATCAGGGAAGCAGAGACCGGGCTGTCAGTCAAGTGTCAGGATTTGGGCGTCACAAAACCTTCTTCTCTCGCAGCCGTTTTCCCGAGCCATTCACCCACTTTTTGATCGCGTCCGCCTCCGAGAGGTCGCTGTACGCGGCGATCGCCATGCGCCGGAGCTCGGGCGTCAGCGTGATGCCGTCGGCGCCGCGCGACGAGCTGCCCGAATTACCTCCAGCGCTCACGCCCGAGAGGCGGCTCTTCTCGCTCGCGGTCGGCGCCGTCTTGGGGCCGAGCTTGAACGTGGTCATCGCTTCGCGCATCACCTCGTCCACGAGCTCGTTCGTCACGGCGTCGCCCATCGCCTGCCGGCGCCGGAACGTCGCCTCGGCGTACTGATAGGCGCGCTGATTGCCGTACACCTCCGGGTAACGGTTGACCCACACCTGTTGCGCGGATTCTGCGCGCCGATTCTGCGCGTCGCGCGCGATGCCCGCCTGGATGTGGATCTTGGTCTTCTCGGCCTCGATGTCGCGCGCGACTTTCTCGTAGTAGCGCTGCCGCTCCTCCGTCCAGGTGCCCGCCTTGATCTCGGCTTGCGCAGCCTGGTAGGCGTGGCCCTGCTTTTCATACACGGCGTCGAGCGCGGCCTCGTACGGGTCTTTCCCGTCTGCCGGGGGCGCCGGGGGCGGCGGCTGGTTCACGCGGGCGCGCAGCTCGGCGAGCTCGCGTTCGAGCGTGCTCTGTTTCTCGCGGAGGGTCTTTACCTCCTCGCCGTTCTTGCGCCCCTCGTCGAGCAGGCGCTTGGTTCGTTCGTCTTTCTTGCGCTGCCGGGTGAGGCGCTCCTCGGGGCTCGCCGTCGCTGGCAGCTCGTCGAAGGCGTCGTCTTTCTCGGCGCTCTCTTTGTCGTCGTCCGAGAAGGGGATCGCACTCGACTGGCGATCGGGGTCGCCCTGCATGAAGTCACCGCTCATAGATCACCATGTGTCGTTGATGTAGACGCTTTGCTTTTTGCGGATCCCGTCGATGATCTTGTCCTCGCCCATGTCCGCAACCTGGTGTTGGTAGCCGTCGATGCCGCAATCGATGATGCGGCACTGGCCCGCGCGGATGCGCTCCATCAGCGACTCGTCGCTCGCCAAGTCTGCCTCGCGCATCACGAGATAGAACATGGTGAAGTTGCTGAGCTCCTCGCAGCGCCGCGCAAACGGCACGTTCTTGTTCGTGACCACGATGTCGCCGAGCTCGACGCCGTGGCTCATGAGGCGATCCATCGCCGTGAGCCCTGCGCTGATGAGCACGCCGCGATTGCCTTCCTGCTTGTCTTTGAGCTTTGTCGTGGTCGGCTTGATGATGCCGCCCGTCGTCTTCTCGACCGCCTCCCCCTCGCCGTGGTCGATGGGGAAAACGTGGATGCGGTCGAACAGCGCCTGACTCGCAAACGCCCCGTCGGGGATCCCGTACTTGAGCCGGTGCTTTTCGAGCAGTGGCGGCAGCCCGAGCGCGCCGGGCGGGCTCATGCGCGACTTGATGAGCTCGGTTCGGCGCTTGGCCGCCTCGAGCTCGTGGTCGACGAGCTCGATCTTCTCGCCGGGAGACGACCACGCCGAGGTTTTCTCGATCTGCGTGGGGAACGAATAAATCGTCTTGGTCACTTGAGGTACTCCTTGATGAATTGCCCCGGGTCCGCGTTCAGCGCGCGCAGGGCCACAATCACGCGCTCGACGAGCTCCGCCTCACACGCCGTCGTGCGCACGTGGAGCAAGTCGTCGAGCTCTTGCGCTGCGAGAGCTTGGCGGTGCCCGCGCTGAAGGAGCTCTTGCCGGAGCCCGATCAGGTACTGCTCGAACAGCGCGAGCTCACGCATCAGGTTTGCGGTGGGTTATTGTCGCGCGTCGCTTGCGTGCGCACGATCACGAGGTTGTCGCCCTCGACGTAAAAGGCCCACGTCGCCCCGGCCGTGATCTGCCCCTGCGCGAGCAGCTGGGGCAGGGCGTCGGAGAGCAGGATCTCGAAATAGTCGTCGTCGGTGCGCTGCGCGCGGCGCCGTCGTGCGTTTGCCATTTACGCGGCCTTGGGTGGGGGTTGTGGGCGAGCCGGTGGCTTGCCGTTGTCGTTGCCAGGCTTGGGGGCTCCGCCCGGAGGCGGGGGGCCGCCCGGAGGCGCCATGCCGGGGGGCGGCATGGGCGGGGTCGTCGGCATGCCGAACATCTGGGGCGGCTGGGGGGGCTGCCCCATCAGGTTGATGAGGTCGAAGCGGTTACGCGCCTCGAGGCTCTTGCTAATCACGGCATGCTTGAACGCGAAGTTGGCGGCGAGCTCGGGGACGGCGTTCGGCATCTGCACGAGCGCGTCGGCCTCGCTGATGCGCTGGCTCGTGCTCGTGAACTTCAGGTCGGCGCTGATCTCGACGTCGTAGGGGCGATCGTACATCTCGCGGCCCACGCTGAAAACTTGGCGCCCCATGGGGCCGAGCATCGGGTCATGGTTGTTGACCGAGAAAAACTCCGCGTCATCGAGGAAGATGGCGTTGAGCGCCGCGTTGTTTTCGAGCACCTGAGAGAGGAAGTCGGCGTATTTGCCCGTCGGGACCGAGAGCATCTTGGTTGCCTGCTCGATGCGCGCCGACAGGCCTTGCGCCGTTTCGCCGCTCTTGCCCGATTCGCCGCTCAGCACTTCGGGGGTGTTGCTCACGGTGTTGCCGTAGCGGACGAACGACTCGATGAGGCTCAGGAGCTGCGGGTTCGCCTCCCCGAAGTCGAGCGGCATCAGATCCTTCTGCAGGTCGACCGCGCCCTCCACCTTGATGAAGCCGCCCGGCTTGATCTGAAACTTCTCGGGCAGTCGGAGCTCGCCCTTGGCGAGGAACTGCTTGAAGTTGGCGAGAAACGCCTGATCGATGAAGGCCTGCAGCGCGACGTTCGCGGCGCGGTTCAGGTCGGCGTGAATGAGGCCCGTGCCCATGCCGAGGATGCCTTGAATGGGCTCGATGTTGACGCCGTGCGCGAACATCTGAATCGGCCGCGTCTCGGGCGGGCGCGGCTGAGCGTTGGGGTTGCCCTGCATCCACTCCGGCATCTGCGGCTCGGGCGGGGGCGGCATCTCCTCGACGGCGCGCGCCATGATGATGGCTTGCGCCGGGCCGTCGCCCGTCGGATCCATCGAGTGGCCCATACTGAGCGCCTCGCGCTTGGTAGCCTCCTGCTGCTGCATGAACTGCTGCTGCTGCGCGAGCCCCTGCTGGTACTGCTGCAGCTGCCCCATCTCGAACTCGTAGCGGCGCTTGTCGTAGGGGTCGACGCGCTCGTGGATGTTGAGCGCCATGACCGTTTTCGTCTGCCGGTCGATGATCACCTTGCAGTAGCGATCGCGCGGCTCGTTGGGCTCACCGTTGGGGCCCTTCTCGGTCGACGGCGGCAGGTTGATCCATCCCTCGTACTGGATGAGCTCGTACGCGCTCGCCTTGTACGCGGAGGAGTCGACGCCGAGCGCCTTGTCGACCGTTTCGCGCATCTCCTGGCTCACGCCCTCGTCCCACGCGGGCGGCATGTGCTTGAGCACCGTCCCGACGTCTTCCCACGTGCCGTCCTGCCCGCGCAGCTCGTGGCCGTCCATCTTGATGATCTTGGCGACCCACGACACGTCCGAGTAATCCGGCATGGTCGAGACGTGCGCGTTGGCGCACACGAACTCGTTTGCGGTCAGGATCTCGTGTCGGTTGTACCGTCGCTTAGGATCCCAGTACGAGTGGCACGTAACGTCCCCGAACAGGTCGAAGATGAGCAGACCGCGATGGCCGAGCTGCCGTTTGAAGTCTTTGATTCGCTTGCGAATCTGCCAATTGCCGTGAAGCGACAGCAGTTTCGCGACTCGTTCGTCATCAGGTCCGATAGGAGTAACGCCAAAGACATTGGTCCAGTTCCCAAACAGCTCGTAGGCTTGCCGGAACACCATCCGGATCGTGTTCTCCATCAGGATGGGCACGTGCGCGTTGCTCATCTTGTCGAGCGGCGGATCCTTCGGGTCGAGCGTGCCCGAAAAGATCTTCCACACGTCGCTCATGTTCTTGCGGAACTTGCCCGTCGCCTCCCACGCCGCATCGAAATCGGTCATGCATTTCATCCCGATGCGCTTGATCGCGGCCTGCCCCTCGGGGTGCTTCTTGAAGTCGGCGACGAGGTTGATCGCCTCCTCGTCGTACGAAAACGGCTCTTCCGCTTTCGTCTCTTGCCCGAGCTCGAACACGGTCTCTTCAGGTTCGTCCATGGTGCCTCAAATGTCGTCGACGCACTCTTGTCGGCACGCATCGCAGCAATCGCAGAGCGTCGTCTCGTCGCCGTAAATGTCGGCCTTGTACGGGCAGACGTGCAGAGGGTTGGCGAGGTTTTTCTGCCAGCGAATCGAACAGAGGTGGCCGCTGCACTTCGGCATCCGCTGCTCCTCGATCGGAAGCTCGTCGCTCATGTCAGATCACACCAGTCCGAGTGACCGCCGCCGACGCTCGCGCCGCCGCACGTGCAGCGCTTCACCGCAGCGACGGGCCGCGTGCACTTCATGAGCTCCTCCGGCATCGGGTTGAGCTTCTCGTCGTGCTGCGGCGGCACCTGCCAGATCCCGCCGCCGAGATAGGCCCAGTTGGCCTGGGTCGCGGCCTGCTGATGGGTGAGGATTTCCCCGCTGGTCGTGGTCGTGGTCGTCAGCAGCCAACGCGGGAACGCCTGTGTGGCGCTCGCGAGATATTGCTGCTGGTCGACGCGCGTCATGTCGTCGAGCGTGGCCTTCAAGGCGTGTGCCGCCGTGCTGCTGAAAACGGTCATGTTCCGTACCCAAATCCGCTCGCTTGCCGCGGCGGCTCCTCGTCGTTGTCGTTCTCCGGTCGATCGAATTCGTGCGCCTGCATGTAGACGCTGCCCCGGCCGCGCGAGGCGCGAGCAGCGGCGTAGGCGAGCATGTCGAACCAGTGCTTGAGCGGGCTCTTCTTGTCCGGCACCGTCGAGTCGTTCTCATCGACGGCGATACCGGCGAGCATCTCGGCCGTCTTGCGGCAATCGCGAAACAGCATCAGCCCGGGGGGCTTGTCGCGGTCGTAATCGCGCAGCCGCTCGCTGATGCGCTCGGCGTTACGCGCGATCGAGGCCTTGTCGGCGGGCTGCCAGTAGATGCCCATCGACGCGAACACGGCGGCTTTGCTCTTGCCGCTGTCGCCGCGCTCTTCCCACAGTTGCGTGTCTGCAACACCGGTGAGGCGGCTCTTGTTTTCGCGCTTGTCCCAAAACCCGAATTGCTGTTCGAGCTCCCGCACGCGCGCCGCAACCTCCGCGTCGCGCATCAGGCGGAAGTTGAACTCGTAGAACTGATACAGGTTTTCGTCGGGGTCGAGCGCGAACCAGCCGATGACGCCGGGCGCCTTGAAGCCCCAGTCCATCGCGCGGAACTTCGGCCAATCGCGCGGGATCTTGAACGGGTCGATGAGGTGAACCGTCGGGTTGTAGTCGTCCTCGAAAAACCCGCCCTCGACGCTGTTCCAATCGCCGTACAGGTAACGCGCGCGCATGTGCGCGGGCTTACTGAGCAGGCGGATCTTGTACTGCGCGACGAACGCCTTGTCGGGGTTGTCGTCGAGCAGCGCCGGCAGAAAGAGCCGCGTGCGGTAAGCGACGCTGCCCGTCGCCGGGTCGTGCACGCGCTGCCGGAGCAGCACGTTCCCCTTGGGCTCGGGGTCGACGAACCGCGTTTTGAGCCAGCCCGGCGCGGGGTTACTCATCAGCCGCGTGCGAAGCAGCAAGCTCAGGATCGGATCGGCGGAGCGAACGCGCCCGTCGAGCTCGTCGAGCTGAAACTCCTCGAACTGATACGCCTCGTCGAGCGCGAGGTGCGTGTACTGCTTGGAGAGGTAGTCCTGATGGCTGTCGTGCTCGCGGCAGTGGCCAAACGTGAACTTGTACCCGCTCTCGAACGTCCAGCAGTGCCGCTCCTTCGAATAGACCGCGTTAGGGTCGAACTTCGGGAACATCCGCATCGAGCGATCGATGTTTTCGAGCAGCTGGGGCATCGAACGGCGCAAATGCAGCGCGTGGCCTTCCGATTCGCCGCGACGAATGGGATACTTGCGGCAGAGGTCGGCGATCCACTCCGGCAGCTCGTCGAGCAGCTGCCCCGTGCAGCGCGCGTGCTCGATGATCGCCTGCGTGACGATCGGATCCCACAGCAGGGTGAGGCTCTTGCCGGGGCCAGCGCTTCCGCCGCCCAAAACCTCATCAGCCGTCGTCTGGTGGAATTTCGAGCTCCACGGAGACGGGGTGTAGATGCTCCGATCCAAAACGCGGCCCCCCTAGCCAGCGTTTTTTGTCTCGTCTACTCGTTTGTGGGTTTGGCGCGTTCGAGCTCGCGCCGAGACAGGTAAGTGAGGATGGCGACGACGAGCTCGTTGTCGTAGGGCTCATCGCTCAGCTTCGGCAGCTCCCAAAACTTGAGCGGCTCGTTCTTCTCGTACGCGCGCAGCGCTTTATCGGCGTGGAGAGCGATCAGAAACTTCTCTTCGGCGCGCAGCGGCATCGGCAGCGGCTCGGCGCTCACCCAGCGCTCGTTACGCGAGCCGATGCGCCGTTCGCCGCGATCCATGTACACGACGCGCTTCTCGGGGATCTCCGTCCCCGGCAGGATCACGAGCTCGACGGTGCCGACCGTGCCGTCGTCGAGCCTGAGCATGCGCTCGCCGATTTTCATTCGGTCCCCGGATACGGGGCTGTCCCGTCGAAATCGCACCACTGGCAGAGCAGACCCGCGCCGGTCTCGTTGCAGCTGCACAGGTCGTAATCAAACTCTGGGCAAAAGTGGTATCCCTGGCGCCACTCCTCTTCGGTGAGCCCGCCCCCCTTGCGCGCAACCTCGAGGTACCGCTCGGGGGTCACTCGTCGAGGTCTTTCGTCTCGTACACGACGGGGCCCGGATGCTCGCGACTCGTCGGTGCCGGCAACACGAGTTTGACGTTCAGGTTGTTCTGCGTGAGGCTCGTCTTGTGCGCGCGAGAGCGGCTGATGCCGGTCATCATCTTCACGGCGTGATTGACGGCCGTGGGCGAGTGACTCGGGGGAAGCCACCCCGATCGGGCGACGGCCAGGCGCTGCCGCGCAGCCTCCAGCCCGTATTCGGCGATCCACGAGGCGGGCGGCTCGGACTGGTCGGGATTCACCTCGTGAAACGCGAACAGCGCCTCGACAATCCCGGCAGCAGTCTCGAAAACGCGGTTTTCGAGCTCCTCGATCCGGGCCATTCGCTGGATCTTGAGATTTTCGTCGGCGAGCTCTTGGCGGAGAGCGAACCCCTTGGTCATGGAGGTCAGGATGGCACGCCGGCCGAGCCGTGACGAGCCAATACCACTGGGCAAAGACGCAGGTACGACGAAAGACCGCGTTTTTGTGAAGGATTTGGCGCGTTATCTGCGGATTTCGTGCGGCGCCCTGAAGAAATGGGCCGACGATCGCGGCATTTTGTACCGAGTGAGCCGGGGCGCCTGCTTTGAGCCCATCCCCTACGTCACTGAACAGACGGCTATGCGCGCGATCGGCCACTTCCGCGCGAAACAGGGGGCGGAATGCATGAAAAACCGCAGATTCTTTGAGGAAAAAGAGCAAGAGCGGCTGGCGATGGCGCGTCGGCGGGCGCTGAAGGGGGCCAAAGCCCCCACAAATGGGGGCCTGACCCCCCAACTCCCTCTTGCAAATCCTCGGGCCGGCACAGAGGATGAGCCCTAGCGGCGCAAGCGCCAGCAGGAAAGGGCAGGCGATATCAGTCGCCGAAACCGCGGCGGTGTCTCCCTCCTATCTGGTCCGTTCGTAGAGCTCTCGCAGCTCCGGACGGCGCTTGAATATGAGCTCTCGCGTCTCGTCTCCGGCGAGCTCGAGCACGTTCAGGATCTGATCCTCGATCGCGGCGACGCGCTCCATCAGGTAGACGGCCTTTGCCTCGGGGAAAGGCATGCTGTCGAGCATCTGGCGCATGCTGCGGCGGGGTTTGCGGGCGGAACTCACTCGTCCTCGTGCGGCGTCGTCAGCTTCGCGACGTAATCGCGCTCGGTTAGCCATCCGCACGCCGTAATCCGAGCTCGGGGGTGCGCGCTAGTTTTGTGATTTTTGCAGGTGGCCCCAAGGGGGTCGCTAATTCCCGCCTCGCCGGTATGCCCGGCGGATGCGCTTACACCACAGGGGCCGAGTCCCGGCTTACCAGGTCCCGGCTGGGATTGTGATCTATGTGGGGTGGCGGGGGGCGAACGCGGCCCCTGGTCGCCGCCCCTGGGGGTACCCGGTACCTGTTCAGGGTGCGGCTGAGCAGTGCGAGATCGGTACACTCGAGGCTGTTCAGCAGCGCGCGCGCAGTGTGCGCGTGCGCAGTGGTGGCGCGTTCAGTGGTGCGCTCGAGCAGTGCGAAAGCGGGGCAGAATTCGACACCACGCCGCGATTAGCGCCTTGACGGCTAGTTGTCAGGGGGCTACCTTGACAGTGGGGGGCAGCGAGAGACAACGCGAGCCCCCCATATAGCCCACCCCTATCACCCCGACGCGGCCAACGCCGGCCGCCCTATCAGAGAGAGAAGAGCCAATGACCGCCACCCGCCAAGCCGCTTGCCT